AGTTCCACTTGATCCTGAAGAACCTGATGTACCTGATGATCCACTTGTACCACTTGATCCTGAAGAACCTGATGTTCCAGAAGAACCTGAAGAACCGGCCGGTCCGACTTGAGCAAATGTTGTATGTATGTGTGAATATGAATTTGACGATTGAAAATAAACTTCAGCTTGATGTGAAGATGAGTTTCTATTTCTAGAGATAACTACGACCAAGAATCTATCATACGCTGAAACATCAATTGGATTTTGAATATACATGTTCAATTGAATCACTTGCGAAGTTGTATGGTCATATAGGTACTGTAAATCTGACCCGTTTGCGACTAGGTTAGTCCAAGCCCCGCCGGATGTACCGCCCAATAGGTAAAATCTTAATCCAATATTGTCAACATCATTATTAGTATCAGCTTTTGCGTAAATGTTCATTTCCCATATACCTGGAGGTATGATATTCGCAGCAATCGTTGCTGACGGTAAATCACTTTTGTATATTGCAAACTGAACCAACATATAATCAACTGTGTTGGAGTTATTGGTCGAAAATGTAATGGTTGTTTGGGGGTCAGTCAAATCAGGTAGTATAGCTAATTGAGATACGTCAGTATTGTTGGTTGGAGAAACCGTTTGTGATGATAAGTTATTGAATGTTGTACCGATTGCAGCATTCAATACTGCATTACTAACTTTCGCGAGAGCTGGAGAATTATCATCGATATAATTCATGTACAGGACATAACCGCCCGCTCCAGCGCCGTCGGCTCCTGAAGTTCCACTTGATCCTGAACTGCCAGAAGACCCAGAAGTTCCTGAAGAACCTGAGGTTCCGTCACTTCCATCAACTCCACTTATTCCCGATGTTCCTGATGAGCCTGAAGTACCGGTTGAACCTGAGCTACCTGATGTACCAGTTGTTCCTGACGAACCGGAAGTACCAGTTGTGCCAGAGCTTCCGCTTGTACCTGACGTGCCTGAAGAACCGGACGTGCCTAAAGTTCCTGAAGTACCAGTTTGTGGAGAATCATTCCATGAAAGATTTCCATTGGAGTCAATTGCTAGAAATCGGGTCTTAGTATTATCCTGGGTGACCCCGCTGAGGTCGACTTGTTTTATTTTAATTTTATGAGGCATTCAACTGGACTTGCATTTTTCTACTAGAGTTATTTATCAACCCTAAGCCTAGAAACGAGTTAGCCTCTTTTTTCTCGAGCATATAAAATTGCTTCAACATATTTAGCGGAAGCCGTATCAGGTTTAACAAAACTTAGATCTGCATCAAATGGGCTTGAATCCCTAAAGTCCGCTTTATAGAATAGCTCAGTAGATCGATCGCCGGTTACTCCAGCATTGTGCATGATGTTACAGCGAGTGTAATCCGAAATTGATGAAGTTCCCCAGCTAAAATCCAAGTCCGGAGTGACTATTGTTTGAGCTCCCATCTTCCATGCACCCCAAAGAACTGACCACATGTCAGCACACCATTTTTGAACTGGATTATAGGTTTTCAATTCTTCGGCAGATAAAGTTTTACGTTCCTCATTCTCACGATCTGACATGTACTTGTATAGTAATAATGAGTCTTCCTTGACCTCTTGCCAGAAATCAGCAGTAACTCCTTTCATTAGATATTGTGCACCTCCTGAGCCTTCCTCGTTCTTATCAACCGTCTCTGGTGGAATTTTTGATAGACTACATAGGTCTAGAAAAAGATCATCAGATTTGCTCTTTATGTAGTTCGCACCAATATAGGAAATTGTATCGCTTAGGTACCAATACATATCACTATGCATTGAATCAAAATCCGGAAGCTGTCTAAAGATAATATCCGAATCATGATAGAAAATAGTTTCACCACGAAGTTCTGGGAATCGTCTAAAGTGTTGTTCTAGAATATCAGGTCTGAGAATTGGAATGTAACCGAAATTATCTTTTACTGTTTTTTCATAGAAAAAAAACCTAACGGTTGGATATTTAGTAGCAAGAGCAAGGCCCTCGTATGATGGATTACCTGAATAGGCCCAAAGAATTTCAATCCAATTTGGATTAATTCCAAGCTTGATAAAATTATGGATTAGTACTTCAACTTGCCAATGAAAGTACGGATGGTCCGGTTGAGCGGACATGAAAATAGTCTTCTTAGTTAACATACTAAATTATACTAAGAAAGGGGCTGGAGTTTAATCGTTTTTATTGATTTGAGGCTTCGCATGCATCACATGTAATATACGCTCCGTTTATCGGTGGAATCCAGTTGGTAATTGGGTTAGTTGCAACACCTGTCACTGTGTAACAACCTGGTGAGTAACCATCGTTCAATCCGCTAAAGTAATACGAGCGGCCTAATATCGGACTAAATCCAGACGTTGCAAAATCAACAGATAGAGTTATTTCAGGATTTGCACAATTCGCTAGATCAACTTGATCCCCTAATTCAGCGGTCGTCGTAGTAGTCGTTGTATCTCCAAGCACGGTCGTCGTAGTCGTCGTAGGAGCTGCCGTTGTCGTAGTCGTCGTTGGAGCGATCGTTGTTGTAGTGGTTGTTACTCCATAGCTTGCACAGTTAATTTGAGTAAGAATTTGATTATCGTAATTAAATTCATAACAGAATTCGCAAACTCCACCGTTTATCACAATTTTAAACTGAATATTTTGAGTTATTCCAGTTACATTGTATGTATCAGGCGTTGAACCAGCAAAGACCAGGGTATTATCTACCGCAAGTTCGTAAGGAACTCCAGCTGGGCCGGAAATTCCTACTTTTACGTGATCGTAGCTCATAATCGCCGTAGTTATTGTAAATAAACTACAGTAATTTGTGGTCGTCGTGGTAGTTGCAGCGGTTGTCGTGGTGGTCGTGGTTGGAGCTACCGTCGTCGTAGTCGTAGTAGGGGTAGCTATTGTCGTCGTGGTCGTTGTTGGTGCGGCTGTCGTTGTGCTAGTAGTAGATGTGCTAGTAGTCGTTGCAACCGTAGTAGTCGTGGTTGTTGTTGCTCCAGCTACAACGCTAACTGAGTATTGACAACCGCTCAACGTCGTGAATACATAAGTTCCATATACTGAACTTATTCCAGCGCTCGCGTATTCAGTATCAAGACGATTGAATATCCATGATAGGCTAATATTTACTCCATGTAATGCAGTTAGATCATAGCTTCCTCCGGCAGTCGGATAGAAAGTTACTGTGTATGGACCGCTAGGTGTTCCAACGAAGTTTACAATATTTGCATTTATCGCATTAGCAACAATTGAACCAGGAGAACATGTTGTTGTAGTTGTTGTCGGTGCAATGGTCGTTGTTAAAACTGGAGTTAACGTGGTTGTTGATGTGGTTGTTGTTACAACCAACGGAATCAAAAAGAAAGGACTAAATGATGATACTTGTGCGTATATTTTTTTGGTTGAATAGTTTGGAGCATAAGGTCCAACTAATACCGTTTCATCAACATAAATTCCACCGACTTCGTGAAATATTCTAACTGCATTAAACGCGGAAAGGCTTATTGATTGAGGTAGCGTAAATCCAATTATTGCGCCAATCGCCAATGGAGTTGTGATATCGTATGCAAGCAAAGTATTCGTTAAGTAATAACCGGCAGGCAAGCTTGCACCTGGTGGATTTACGGTAGGTACTGGAACTTGACACACGGTAATTGGTGAACTTGCGGTAACTGCCGTATCTAAAATAGTAGTCACGCCATATTGCGGGAACTGCAATGTATCATTCCCAGCAGTTATTATATTGGTTAAGCAACTAATTCCAGCCGCTCCGCAATACGGATCAGCTGATGAATATATTAAAGTAACTAGGTCATTTGCATCAAGTCCATAACCAGCAACTGACGTATTCCAATAAAGCTCATCGGTCGAATCGACCAATGAATAATTAGAAGCAGTTACTCCATTGTCCTTGCTAAAATACGCTGGTGCTAAGTTGTCTCCATTTCCAACGATTATTTGTTGGCCATTCACAAAAAGTAGGTATTCGCTAGTCGATAATGGAGCAGGCATTGGTAATAGCCCATCCGACACCAGAGCACCGTCTCCAGTAATAACGTTTGGAACAGCAGATCGTGTGATTGCTGCTCTACATGAACCGCCGCCTCCACCTGAAAGTAGAGTCCAACCGGTTGAAACTAAGTATCCGTAAAATCCTTCAACTCTGCCGCTTTGTGCTGTGATGTAAACGATTTCTCCCGGAATTCCAGTTGGAGGTAAAATTCCATAAACCTTTAGTCTTAATCTTTTTCCCTCTAGTACATCTTCAACAACAACGTTCTTGGCAGTGACTGCTCCAGTCGGATACAGTTTTATCACTTCCGGATAACTGCCGCCGGCTTGTTGAGCACCGTAAACCGTTAAACCTTGTCTAAGTTTAATCGTGTCCGCTGTGATTCCATGAATGTCAACAGTCACGCCAGCCGTCTGGTCGTAGTTTATTGAAGTTAAAAATTCATCGAGTGCTGTCTTTAATGTGTTAAAATTAAGATTAGACAGGTCTACTACTGAGCTTAAGCTCGTCCCGTTGATTGATTTTATACTTGAAATTTTTACTTTTACTGACATGCAGAGTTACTGTGTTTGGGCTTTTAGTTATTTATCAACTTTGAGTACCCCATCATTATTTTAGGAGTCTCTTACTGCCCTTTGCAGTGCCGGCAATAATCTCTGTTTTATTATCAACTTCTGAGTCTAGCGCAATTACGCCAGATCTCACAATGCACTCATTTAGATTGGCATAAATGATACTATCCGGAGAACAGTTAATGTAGCTTAAGTCAATTCGGTTTGCGCCGCCTCTCTCAAATAGGCAATCGTCTAGGTGAGAATATCGGATATCATTATCGGTTAGGATTCGACATTCTGCAATTCTAGAAGATCTAACTTTGCAGCTATGTAACATGCAATGAGACAGTTCAGCCTCAATTGAACAATTAATAAAATCTAAATCGTGGAGCGAGAATCCCTCCTTAATGATCGAGTCCTTGACCTGCACTCTTTTTGAGTCAGTGTCGTAATTCAATTTGCCCTTTTTCATTTTACCGAAGGTTATTAGGTCAAATAGACTTTCTCTTAAGTTATTATAGTTAGACTCAACTATTCTAGGATCGTCCTTTAGGTCGATGTAAAGCTCAATATCTGGAAAATTCTTTATGAAATTTTCATAAGTTTTTAGGGCCAACGTATTGTGCCTTTGTAGCTTAATAACGTCATTGATCTTTTTCTGGTCTTCGATTGAATAGGTGGTATTTGAGGTTAGGGTCTCATATAACTTCTCAGACATGTAATTTATTAGATTCGTTGCATCAGCTCTACGCGTTTGGTATTCAGGTCCACCGGCATACCTAATCTCAAGATAACCCTCTCTTAACTTTTCAAAGTTTAGGCCAAAGTACTTAGATTGAGGAAAGGCAAAGTCCATTGGATTTCCAGGTTTTGCATAAGGTAATGCGTTCTCGGCAACGAATTTATCTTTTGGATAGATGTTACTAACTGAGTTTTTATAAATTCTCTGAATTCTAGATTTTGCAGTAGGCCACATTTCAAATATCTTTTCCTCGTTAAGAGAAAGGATACACTTGAAAACATTTAGATTCTCAAGTCTTTCAGTTAGACCCATATCAAATTCATTAAATGACAAGTTAATGTGAAGTCCAGTACGGTCGGTTGTGAATCCATTCTCATCGATAAAATTCATCACCTTGTACATGATATGAATTGCTTCAGAATAGGGCATTACTCCAGTTACAAGTTCATTCATTTTGAATCCACCTGAAAAGTCAGCTTCAAGTTTGAATTGGTCTCTTGACACTGGCAGGTCTGATCGATATTCGTCAGTCCATGTGATATCCTTATTGAGTGCAGTTTTTAATTTCTCTGCAAGCTCTTCTCTTGGAATCGGCGAAAAAAATTCGAACTCGAATCCTAAGTTAACATTGTCGAAGATTTTTGATTTGGTTAAGTCTTTGTACATAATATTATTTGTTTATTGAAATGAATGGTACGTTTAATCTTGGTCTAGCATTGTCAATTATTTCAAGCAGAGATTCGTCTCTAACAAAGAGTTGACTCACTATGAATTCATGATCCTCTTCCTGAACCATTGTGTTGAATAGTCGTATATTTGCAATTGAGTAATTGGCACTAGGTAGGGTCCAATTTTCGGTTGTCTCAAAAGAAAATTGACCAGTCTTCACCGAATTTGAATAGACGCTAATTAATCTATTAAAGTTTTTCACGTTTGCCGGATCTTGCCAAAATGAGTAAAAGTTAACTTCAAGTTGACCGTATTGAGCGGATACTGGAATTATTATTGAATACCACTTGTCATAGTTTAGAGTTCCAACCGGAAATGTGTGATTTGTTCCGTTGATATTAACGTAGGTAGTTACAGTTGCAGTTAATCCGTCAATGTCAACTAGATTACAGGTAATTGTCATTCCCTTTTCTTGAAAATTATCGAATCCATCGATTAGCTTTATTGATTGGGTGCCTTTGTTAAATTTGACTAGTGCACTAAAAGTCATGTTTGGAGTATTAACAGTAGATGCAACTGCTTTATAAACTACCGCATTCTCTGACTGCTTGAATTGAAAAACTCCAGCTGAAAATTCGGTAATGTCTCTACGCTCGCTTGGGTTAAGTCCTAAATTCTTGTAACCTTCAACCGCCACATATTTTCCAGTAGCTGGGTTATAGGAATCCTTAGGCCCATTCATTTTAATTGGCAAAAGTTTGCCTGAACTACTTATGGTAGAATCTCCAGTATTCAATTTTCTAGCGGTCCATGCTGTGTAAATTTCGCTATCTTGATACGCATATAATGTGTAAGGTTGACTAGGCGTGAGCTCCTGATCTGAGCTTGTTCCATTCGATACTACATTATAACTAATAATTGCAGGTTTAACTCCACTCATATCATAATAGTACTCAATCAAAGGCGCATAGTTAAATGTGTAATCTAAAATCTTATTGCTTAGATCCGGATGAATTGATCTGCGAGTTTCATCGAATTTATGAGATATTGTCTTGTATTGTTTCTTATCAAGAGCGTCCTTCTTTTGAACCTCGGCAGGTTTACCAAATAATTCATCGCTTGACATGATGATGTTATCTAGGAATCGACGATCCTCAGTTTTCATTAACATATCAATGTTTGGACTGAATTTAGTCAATTGTATTTTCCAATAGAGCGGCTCCATCATGAATCCTCTAAATAGGTAAGATCCTTGAATCTCGTACATTCTATTGGTTAATGGAAAGTACATGTAGTCTCTTTTGCGAGGCTGTGTATCCGGTCCAAATATTGACTGAAAGTATATGTGATCAATATGAATCTCAAATGGAATTTCAAAATCAACTCCAAACTCCGTAAAGTTAGGCTTGTTATCTGGAAAAGTATTATTGGGTACGACGACCTTAACGCATTTGCGATCAGTTGTTTTGAAAAGAGTCCATTCCTTAAATATGAAATCTCCACCGTCTCTATCCGGCTCAGTTTTAAAGTAGACGACTTCATGTCCAAATAGCTTATTGGTTTGTAGGCTAAGTTCCTTTGCAATACCGATTGCGGTACCAACCTCATACGGCTTGAAACTTGCCTCTCTTTCAGCAATAATTGCTGGACATCTTTCGGTTGAACAATAAACGGTTGGCGTGAATAGTGATTCAGCAACGTAAGTACTGTTTAGCCGAAATTTAACAGAATTGACAGTTAGGGGTGTTGTAATTTGATTATAAGTAGTATCATCATACTCGTACTTTACTTCTAAAAAGACTGGTGCATCTCCGAAAGTTAGAACAGAAAGTTCGCTTAGATCAGCTGGTGAGAATGGATACCATAGTGACCAATTTCCACGGTCAGAAGAGTATCTCATTTTACGAATGATATTTGATGAACTTGCACTACCTAGGTCAAGGTCTTCGTCAAAGCCAACGATATTGAGTGCACCAGGTACAGGTTCTCCAGTAGAAAAAATTCTGTAATTCTTACTGTAGGTGATGGTGTTTTTCGGAGGCTCCGGAATTACCTTGTAGGTGATTACTTGCATTAAAAAAATCCTTTTTGTTATTTATCGCAGCGGATTCAGGTTTTAGCCGTCAAATAAATAATAAGAAAATCGGGGTATCAATGAAACCTTTAAACCCCAAGCTTGTTCTAGACCCAATGTGGCTTTGTCAAGCGAATTTTGTTGACTTAGAGTATTACACGTACATTCTCTTGGACGCGAAGCAGAAGTATCTCACTAACTTAGATAGTGACTTTTCCAACTTTTACGAAATAGTTTTCCATTACCTAAATTTAAACACTGTAATAGCTGATAAAAAGGTGTACGATTCACATTTGAATGTGGTTAGGTCACACGAAAAGTTAATGGAAATAGTAACTCAATTGGCCCAGTCGGATGACTCTAATGGGAAGAGTATCGTTAAGGCATGCTCGTCAATCCTGTCTGAGGTAATGGAGTCTTATTTAAAGAAGCAGATTCCTGTATTAGAGCATATTCACTTTCATCTAAATAACAATCAAATACACAAGCAAGATGTGATCTATATTGTTAGTAAGTCCACTAAATTGGACAGATATGAAGTTTACCGATTAAATCTAAAAAGCAAATGCAATCTAGGTTACTCAATCACAAGAAAGGCAGTATTGGATTTACCGGGTCTAAAGAATTCAGAGTTTAAGGCCAGGCTGCTTGAGGCAAAGCCTAATTTAAAAGATTTTAATCCTGACCAGAACGTGATAGTTGTTTCAGGCACTGATCATGTTGTGCTATCTGATGGAATTTGTCTTGCAAAGGACATTATCTTGGTCAATCGCATCATGAAACCAGTCCATGGATTTGACGCTAATGTTCTATTGGATTACAGCCGAATGCTTGAAAAAAAGAAGGCTATTCCCTTTAAATTAAAGGCTTAAGTGGCAGTTTCGTACGTAAAGTGGCATTGAAACTTAATAAGCTTGTCATAATAGTTGCCGTCCGCCGGAGCCGAAGTTGGAACCCATGATTCGTATAGACAGTCAAGAGCGGTAACTGGACTTAATTTACTAGTACCTGCATTACGACTAGCGAAGCCTGAATTACTAAACGCATCCACTCCTTTAACATCTCTTTCGCCAAAGAATAGTGCAGCTGGGGAATAGCTTGCTGAACCGCTTGCTGAGCTGTTCTGAACCCTGCCGAGTCTAATTTCGGACTTTCCAGTTGGGTTGATTGGTAACGCATTGGCCGTTAGGCCTACAGCGCCAGAGGTTAAAACGGTTCCGCCGGTTACCACACCAGCACTATAAGTTAGGGGATTCTGATAGAATGCTGGAGACTGTACGACTGGATAAGTTGGGCCTCCGACCACGACCACAATAAGTGGATTCACACTATTGTCTATTTGTAGATTAAAGCTACCGGCGAGCACAGTGTCGCTAAGACGATCTCCCATTCCGGTGGAAAAGATCGAACCCACTGAACCTCCAGTTGGTTCAAGGTGTGTTCCAAACGGTAGAGTAAGCCCTATTGCACAGCTATTGAGCCACGTCCCATTTGTAGCATATAAGAAATCACAACGACTTGCATTTGAACCGGCTGCATATACTGAAGTCGGCGTGTTGGATGCGAATGTTCCAGTATAAGTTGTTGTTATCCAGTTAAATGTGGGGCTAATCGTGAAGTTTACCCAACATGTCACCTTTTTTCCAATCTTAACGTATCGTGCGTATTCAACTGTGATTGGAATATCACGGTATGTATAGCTTGATCCTGATCCAAGAGGGCCGTACAGTCCTTCTTCTTCAACTGTACCGCTTGATGTCCAATATGCTCTAGCTGGATTAGCATAACTAGCTAAGTAACCTGACGTAGTGGTCATAAGTCTCTTAAATGATGGATTTGAGTTTGTTAGATTTTGTAGGGCTCCACCGTAAAGTGTTGGACTCCATGTGCCTTCTTCGTAATCATCGAGCGTATTTGGATCAGCCGATAGAACTTGAGTTACTGGGAATGGCAGACCTTGTGCGAGGCGATCCTCTTTTACGACGACTGCATTGTTTAGTGAAATTGTTGCCGCTGCATTTGAGGTTTGAAGTTTAAGGTTACCGTTAGTTGCGGTAATCGTCCAAGTAACTCCAGTACCGGAGGTATAGTCTATACCGTTTGATTTTATGGTTGAGGTAACGCCAGAACCTAATACAATATTTTGATTAAAGTTAAAGGTCACTCCACTTGGAGCATCGAAATCAATTGAGTTATTATTCGCTGGATTAAATCCTATTCCAAAGTAATTAACGGCTAAGCCTGCTCCAAAGCTGATATTTCGTTTAAAGAATAAACCATCAACTGAAACGCCGGCTCCAACTGCAGTAACCTCGGTGTTTGCTAATATGTGCTCGTTCGTCAATTTCATTTCAATGGTTCGGCCAACTGACTGCGAAGTACCGGCCTTGTTGATTAACCAACGGTGTTCGCTATTTCTTCGAGGTGAGAATGACTCAGCAACCTCACTTCCGCTTGAAGAAAGATCATATTCAGCTCGGAGCATATAGTCTCCAGGATTGGCAGTAGTTCCACCACTGATTGTGAATCCGCCTAATCGATACTTTCTGATTCTTAAGTTTTCAAAGCTTGGACTAATCAAGAAGTTTTGAGAAGTAATTCCATTATAAACAGTAGGTAGAGTATCTAATGAACCTAGTTCAATTTGACCTCTATAACCTTTTGATGCTGAATTAGTTTCAAATTCTTTTGCGGCATCCGCTGTGCCGTTAAAGAAAGAGTAAACCGATAAATTTGAAGTTTGTGGAAATATGCTGTCTACTGAGGCTGGATAAGTTATGAATTTATGAGGAGATCCTGAATTACCTAAACTAGTTAGATCAATTACTGGAGTACCAGCTAAAGCATAGGCATAGGTTTCACAAAGAGAGAATACTGTTCCACTAGAAGAATACACGTAATATCCTCCATTATTTGTTAATCCGCCGATTGATGTACCGCCCTCATTAGAATAGGTTACGAATTGGCCAGTAGTTAAGCCGTGTCCAGCCGAAACAGTTATTTGATTATTAGTCAAACTTACAACCGACGAACTACTTGCATTAAATGATACTTCGGTTGATGAATTTGCAATCGCTGCAATGTTTGAGGAGACTAATGCTAATGAGCGTGTTTTTAACTCATTGAAATTATAGAGAACTGTTTGATAATTTGTTCCTAATCCTGGAATTACAAAGTTAGGGTCTCCACTAGTCACGCTATTTGTTAAATCTAATCCTGCTGTAACTCTAGGTTTTACGACTCTAGAAGAGGCTCCCAATCTAACGTACGGAGAAATATTTGTACCTAGTGCAGTTTGAACTAGCGTATTGAAATCTGTCAATACTTCCCAACCATAGAGATTAGATCCACTGGTTAATACTTTTTTAAAAACTTTGTCCGCTGTGATTAAAACGTCGCCGGTTCTAATACCAGACGGTGCACCAGATGGTGCGCTTGTGGAGGCGGTTGCTGGAGTTGTTCCGTAAATAACTGAGCCAGTTTCACCAGTTGGGCCGATTGGGCCGATTGGGCCAGCCGGGCCGATTGGGCCAGTTAGGCCGATTGGGCCAGTTGCACCTATGCCGAGTGCAATTAATTGATTAAAGTTGAAGTTTACTTTATTTGAGACATCAACTTGACTATCGGTTGCAAATATCTCCTTTAAATTTATAATGATTGCCATTAAATGAATTTAATTTTTATTTTTGGCACTAGTTTTACACCGGTGTTAGGTTTTATCAAAATCGAGCCTTCTACTAGGTTTGATTTGGTATTATTTATTTTGACATTTCGAATTAAGCTATAACCTAGATCTCCAAGCAAATCGTAATCTACTTGAATGAAGTTAACTAAATTATTAGGTATTGTACTATCATTTAGTGAATAGAACTCGAAACTTTCAATTGAATATAACTTAATTAAGTTAGTAGAGCAGTATTGAGCTAAGTACTGTTCAAAGGTTAGATCACCAAGAAATTCTGTACTCGTTGTAATTAAGTTGCCAGTCTCATCCTTAAAGAACTTTTGGAATTCAGAGCGAAGACCGTTATCTGATAGGTGCTTAGTTATTAGGTCAGTTATGTTCAATTTGAAACGAACTTCATTTCCAAAAATCGAATATTCTAAGTTAGAGGTTGTTGCAGTTGAGGTTAAGAAGGTTGGATTATCTACCTCAAGTGCAGTGAATGACTCAATTGTAAAACCGGTCGGAACATTGATAAGCTTCGAAATGAACGAATAGTCTTCTGTAACCCTACGGCTTCCTGGAATTCTAGAGAATGTGTTCTTTTGTGAATACTCAAAATGGTAATTGTAATCCCAGCTAGAAGATAAGATATTTAAAGAGGTTCGGTCAATTGGAGTTTCTCCAATTAATGGATACTCAGCTGAATAGTTTTGGCTGTTCTCTAAATCTAAAATTGAAGTTTTTGCGTACTTAACAAACTCAAACTCCGGTATTACAAAGAAATTTTCAACGTGAGGATTTAGGCAAACATTTGCACTAGTTAAGTCATTTTCATTTATTGAAAAATTGTACTTGAATCCAGCGGTCGGTTTAGTTATAATATCATATTCGCCAGAGTATCTGTTAACTGAGTAGGCTTGTGAATTAACTTCACTTAGCGTAACTCCTGCAATTTGATTAATTTGACCAGATTGAACAGACTCTTGTGAAATCTTAACAATTGTTGATTTTGAAATTTCATCAGCAGCCAGCACCTCCATTGAGAGCTTCTTGACGTTTAGATTAATGCCATCAGTATAGGTTTCCCAGCTAATAACTTCTTGTGATTTGTCCAATAGTTGAACAAATTTGGCAAATGAAAGATTTCCAAATAATTTATCAAAGTACTTGACTCCTCCAAATATTTGAAAGTGTTGAGCTTGCTCTACCCAAGTAGAAGTGATACCATTTGGAATACCCGAATCAGCGTAAGAGAATGAAACTAAGTCCCCTAAATTAATAGTTGCTGGAATAACGGTCTTAAGCGATTTAGTTGAGCTTTGGGACAAAATGGCTAGATTTTGATTTGCTCCAGCGATTCCGTCCTCAGTCAATGTAATATTTGCTAAGTTGGTTGGAGTCGGCAAAACTGGTGTACTTGAAGGACCGCTAACTGTTTGAATTTGTAAAACAATACTCTTTTGACCTGGTTTTATTATATAAAATGGAGAAAATCCGATATTTGACTGTTCTATTTCAGAGTCAGCTGCTGAATCATAGTCCAGCAATCCAATAAGCTTGCGAGTTTCAATAGACTCAGGCAATAGAGTAGCTGTGCTTATATTGATTCCACTCGTAGACAAGTCAACTCCTCTAGACAACTTAATCGTTGAATAGGCGGCTGCTTTATTATTGTATTTCTTATTTTTTGCAAAATACAAGAAAGAATGAGTTAAATTAGAAACATTGCTAAATTCAATTCGGTAATCTCCGAATACCGAATCGTAATAAGACACATTATGTTCTATTGAAAATTCGTCTAGTGCAGTAGAATTTGAATCAACTGGACTCGGTACAACCCAATTCGATTTGAATAGAACCTCTGTTCCGTTAGTTATGCTTGTAGTTATGCCTCCATTAACATAGGCGATTGGTATTGTGAAAACTCCAGAAGAATAAGTAACTGAAGATGATGCTGTGTAAACAACTTCCTCGTAACTTGAGTTAGCAATACCATACGCTATTTTAAACGAGTTTCCGCTCTGTAAAATCTGATTTAATTTATAGCTTTGATTAATTGTGCCGTTTGCAAAAAATGAAGAACTAACAGCTGACACTTGATTAATCGCTAGGGTTCCACCATTTAGGGTATTATTAAAAACTCCCGAACTTGGATCAAGTTGACCTGATCCAGCAGCGGCAGTATTCAACTCCCAGCTATCTTGGAACTCTGATTGAATTCTAACGCAAGGATATGTTCCTTGATTTAAAATTAGAGGTAGAGCCTGGGAAACACTAGCGTAAGTTCGCTCTCCTAGTCGATCTCCATTAGATATTAGTCCATTGCTGACATCCGAGTAAACGGTAGATCCAGCCGAAGCAATTATTGAAGAATATAGAGCAATTGGTGAGCTGGATGGAGAAATTACTGGCGCGTAAATAATATGAACAGTTTGGCCTAGATCGGCTGAGATCAAGGTAGTTCCATTAATTAAGTTTAGGTAAGTTGTTAAACTTGAAACAGTAATAGTTGCATCAATTGAATATCTAGTTTGAGTTGTCCTAAATGAATTATTGAATAGGGAAGTTTGATTGATCAAATCGCCAGTTGATGTTGACCAATCTGCAGTTAAGATTGAGTTGTCTAATAATCCTTTATAGCCGATTGCTACCTCTATTAGTACTGTGATCGATTTAGCATTCGTATTTTCAATCACTCTGTACTTTATAGGTTGCCGAGTTACAGTTGGAATCTCTTTAATTGGTTTAAGTAACACACTGAATTTGTAGTCTTCGAATCGAGTTGTGTCAATTATTGAATTCCCAAAATCATCAATTTCATAGAATTTGAATTTGGCACCTTTAAACGTTGTTTCATACTGCTTGGTGAATTGATTCTTATTTAAAATTGAGTATCTAAATTGAGGCCTATCAACCTCAAATCCATTAACCTTTGGAATGTACGTAAAATAAGTTTCAAAATATTGAGTCGACCCGGTCAATTGGTCAATGTCAATTGGAGAATCAAAATACGAAAAGTTATATCGTGCAAGTTTAGGATCATTTAAGTATCCAAACTCTGATTCAATATAGAACCACTCATGTGTCAACTTTTCAGGAGTTGGAGAAGTTTCTCGATGAGATGGTCCAAAATTATCCTTGCCAAACATAAGGTCGGAGTTTAATCGATATGGATTATCACGGCCATCTGTTGAATCTTCCAGCCCCCATTTAGTTATGTATGGAATTACTCTACCGGTCGAGGCATAGTCTTTATTAAAATTTTCAAGGTAAACATGGTATTCACTTGACACATTTCCTAAAACGTAACGATCTCGATTCTCATAAGTCAAATTTTGTTGACTTTGATATGCGTGGTCAGCCTTTAGTGCAAACGGGCCGCTATAATCTATTAGATCATTAGATTCATCGTAATAGGCTAAGTCTAATCGGTCTGGATATAGTGTACTGATTGGGTCAGTTGTAGTATTTGGTCTCTTTTTTCCGTATATTAAAATTGCATCTCCTCTAACCACCGTGTACTTTGATAATTGATCTGTATTTTGCCAAACTAGGGGTCTTGGCCCAGTTCCAACCGAGGCCATATCGTATAGTTGACCATTTACTTCAATGTCGCCATCTCCAACTATTTGATATGAATACTTGGTAAAGTCTAACATTGTAACATTTGCTGGAATGTAAATGTCTTTATATAGATCAAGTAATAAATTTCTAGAGTATCGAGTTGAGTAAGTTGAAAAATCAATGTCCATTACTTCAAAAATTGAAAGTACTCCAATTTTAGGTTTAAATAATTTTCTGATTTCTATTTTATCATAATTAACATTGACCACTTCATCATCGATTAGCTCAAGTGTTGCGTAGTTATTGAAGTATGAGAGCGCGGTTGCTTGATCAGCATCAGACAGTCCGCTTTTAACTAAATCAACCGCCCTACACACTCGACTAATCTTTGACCAGTTAGTGTTGGTCTTTACGACTATATCATCAAGTATTGGAGTCAACTTTTCAATATTTCCAATATCAATGATTGCATGAGGTTTACTTAAAAATCCACAATCTGCCCAAACTAACGAACTTGTGGAAGTTCCATTTATTTTAAAAGTTAAGGAAGATGCAGCAATTACCCTAATTTTTAACTCTCCGTAAGTATCTCCAAATTCACGAGACTGTATGAATACTGTATCGTTGAATGGTACTGCAATAATAGAGGAGTTTTTTAACTGTATGGTAATTCCATAAATTGCTTGTGTGATTTGACTAATATCTAGGTCCGCATTAACGTATATTCTAGAACCGTAAACTCCTTCAACGTATTCAGTTCCATTAAAGTACCACTTGCTGTTATCGATTGTTGAAATGTATTGTGTTCCGATAGCTGCTGGTGAATATTGTGTGTTGGATGGAGGTACTGAATTTGGATCGAGCGCTGAGAAATTTATAATTGGAATAGTTGGATAATCAACAACGTATGTGGTTCCAGTAGGCAAGCTTGAAGGTCCGCCAGTAAAGTACGATTTTACAAAAACTATTTCATCGTATCTTCCACCGCTATCATTTACGTCTAGGCAACTTCCACTAGGATGGTATATTCTAAGACGATCCAAATGATCGGGCTTATTAACCAATTGTAGAGCAACGGTCGACTTGGTGTCAACCTTTGAAATTGAGGCAGTTGGCTGAGAAATTAAATCAGTAGGTCCAAAGAATGCACCTAGATCAACGCTAACATCATCTATTTTAAAGGTGACTAGTGTATCGCTTTGATTCCAATCATTTGAATTAATTAGATGAAGATCTCCAGTTTTTGACTTGATATATGGAAAGAACAGAGTCTCAGTCGATGTTCGGTTTTGATTTATATCACTAAGGTTTTGACCTAGAGCTTTTCCATTAAGCTTAACTCCAGTTGAATTAGTTAAGGTAAGCGAAATATCATCAGCTTGACTGTATTTTACCGGTAACGCTTGATCATTAACAAATGGATCAAATACCAGAGTCTCAAGTTCAACCCATGGATCACTAATCGTTGAACTTTGAAGTTCAAACTTAATGGGATTAATATTATTAGCAGTTATTGTAAGTTGCGTGCCTTGGGGAAAATTAGTGTATGTTCCAGAAATTGTTAGAACTCCACTACTAAATACGGCATTCGTAACTGAAATATTACCTGATCCAGTAAATGAAATATTATTGACGCCTAAATCTTCTAGATTAGTACCGGTTACCGATAACGTAAATGTTGAGCTTGGAGATAATGACAGTTGGCTAACTGTTTCAATAGCAACTACATTTTCGGAAGACTCAGAATACATTCGGTCTAAATCAATTTCAAATTCTTCTAGGTCAATGTCATTACAGTAAAAACCAAAATATCTATTGAATTCATAGTCATTTGAAGTAATATCGTTAAATAGGAATTCCATATTTAAGATTTTAGGATATACGATCTTATTTCTTTCATATCCTAATGTTACAAATTCTTCAACCTTTAAGAGAGGTAGAGCTCTGCTAAATACTGTACTTAACTGCTCAGGAATTTCAACATAAGTACCGGATGAAATTGAAGCTCCACGATATAGAGAGTAACCGCCAGTTTTGTGATTAACGTATAACGGTTTTTTAGTGAACATTGGGTTTTTAGCTATATTCTCCAAGTACTGTCCAATCTTTGAAGTTTTTCCAAGATCAAAAACTTTTACAATGGTAGAATGCTTAAACGCTTCGGTTGCAAATTCTTGAACTGAAATGTTTTGTAGAGTTTTTCCCTGACCTGCAGTATAGTTTGAGGCTCCAGGTATTTTAAAAATGACAAATTTGGTTGGAACTACTTGATCTAAATAGAGAGGAGCAAAGTAAGAAAATTTCTCAGAGTATTGTCTACTCGTTAAATACTTTGCACCACTGGTATACAGATCAAAATCGAATTGATCTTTAAGATCCTTAGCAACAGCATTCTTACCAATGGTTGAACCTACTTGATATGCAATTGACGATGGTGTTTTACCATTATCGTAAAATTTATAGAGATTAATCTCATGGTTTGAATTTTCGTTTATTGCGAATCTCTTATACTTTTGATCAGCGAGCTGTTCATTTGCATTAATGGAATTTAACCACAGATCTCCACCTGAATCAACGGTTAACTTAATGTTAGTTGTTAATTTTGGGTTAGTTCTTAATAATTGAAAGCTTACGTTTCTCTCAGCAAGTTGAGTGTATGTTACCACAAGTTTATGTTATATTTTAATCAGTTGAACCTACTGCACTAAATGTTGAAATATCTAATTGGCTAAGTGGAGTAACAACTGCAGTTTCTTTTTCGTATTGAGTACCGACGGTTACGTCAAATGAAAATACTGAACCTGTTGAGTAGATGTCTAATCCAATTTTCTTAGA